AAAGAACGTACCTGTTCTAGAGATTCTTGCCAACTTTCTTTTTTAATACTCATAGTAGTTATTTATAATTCTTTAATTCTAATTAATAGGTCTGTATCACCTTTTATTAGTCGGTGATATAATCCCTTATGTATATAGACATCTGTTCCTGGTAGTAATTCTTGTGGAAGTTTATCATCTTTCTGTAACTTCCAACCTTTTCCACTTAAAATGTGTACTTGACGAGACTCTCGATCTCTATGCCAGACTAGATCATCACTGTTTACGTCTGAAGAAAATGTGCGATAGATATAAGTAATACCAGTTCCACACTGTTCTTCTCTTCTCTCTACATATGGTTTAGGTGTTATCACTCGATTACGCCTAAAGTCCAATTCTCTGCTACACTTTCTGCATAACTAAGAGATTTATCATGAACTTGTCGTGTTTCGACTAGTGTTTCGCCTTGATACAAATCAACTTCGTACCCAAATGCTGATAGATTTATTTTTGCGGTTCTACCTGAACCCATGTATTCACTCAAAATTTCCATAATTTACTCCTTAACTTACCAGAAAAAAGAACCACCACCAGATAGTCCTAATTGTTTCGCATAATAAGGGAGTCTACATGACCAATATGACGGTTTAGTTTTATCGTTTGCAGTATCACAATTATGTCGAGCAACATATGATGCCCTATTTTTTGTGTCGTCAAACTTAACACTTAAACCACTTGTATCGCCAAATGACACCTTCTTAATACTGTCTCCATCTTTTACAAAGACGTAAAACTTCTTAGGTCCACCTCGTTTTGGTTTGTTTAGTTCTTTCTTTTCTTCTTCTGATATGTTCATCATTGGACAGTCTAATGGTACGAGTTCATTTTCATATACCTCATACTCTCCTAAATCTGTCTCTAAAATGTTCTTATCTACTTCAGTAAGTCTGTAACGACCCTCTAATTGTAGTCTTCTTGCCTCTTTAATAATTTCGAAGTACATCATCGATCCCAATCTGAACGGATTATCTAAGAGATTAGTTCTATTTTCTTGCATCTCTGCAAGTGTTTCATCGATTGCTACTTCTTTAAATGTTTTCATTAACTTACTTTAGATGCTAAATCCTTGTCTGCTCCACCCCAGGTGCCTTTTGATTTTGTTGCAAATGAATTGACTCTTGCCAAACCCCACTGAGTAGGATTAGTTCCTGGTCTGTGTCCTGTTCTCCAAGCGGCAACACCTCTATCGAATACTTTCTTTAATATTCCATATGGCATACCAGACTTGTCTGCTTTTTTAGTGAGTGCTGTTTTGACACCGCCTTCACCTTCGTCTAAGTCTACTTCTACTTCTAATTCTTCGTGTCTAGAAGTCATATCAAGACCTTTAATATCTCTTGCTAATGCTGACTGCATTTTATGAAGTTGCTTCTCATCACCACCAAAAGTAATATTAATGTCTTTATTATTTAATGTACCTCTACGTTTGACTGTAACACCTTTGAATTTTTTCATTGCCTTTTTGGCAAGTTTAACATTTTTGTCACCTTTTACTTGCAAAACAAGATCGAGTCTTTCGTTTAAGTCACCAAATTCTTCGACTGCTTCTTTTAGATGTACTTCGAACTCTTCATTGTAAGGAAATCCTTTCAATGGATTTTGAAACACTTGACTGAAATGTTTCTTAGTATTCTCTTTCTTATCCTTTTGTGCATCTTTGATATGTTTATCTACTGCTTGTCCTGGTGTATCTGCTTTGTAAGAAGCACAAATCTCTTCTGTACCTATTTCGTGTACACCATTATCTGTTTTATTTCCGTTCATTTTTTCTCCTTAGAATCTAGATAAGCGGCAATTGCCATCTGTCTTATTTTCTTTGCTGACTTATTTTTAAATTGAGGGGCGTCAGACTTTTTAAAATCATCTATATAATCACCTGCATCTGAGTCTTTGTCTAAATCTTCACCTCTTGCACGTTTGAAATCTCCTGGTTTTGGTGCTCCCTTCTCACCAGGTTTTCTCATTTTCTCTCCACGTTTTCTCTTATTATGTATATTTTTCCATAGAGATTCGTCCAGATCTGGCATTGTATCTTCGCCTTGATCTGACATTACAAGTGTTGATAGTTGTTGTATGATTGTCATTAGTGTTGGTTGAGGCATATTAGATAATACTTCTAATTCTTTTTTTGTTATGCCCTTGATTGATTTTAGTTTCTTTTTGATGTCTGCTTTTTCTACGAAGTGAAGTCCTGTACTGCCTTCTTCCATATTATCACCAAATTTTAAGAATAGTTTATTCTTTTGTTGCATCTTATCAGTAACTTTCATATTTACAATTCTACCAAGATCATTCATCAATTTAATTCCTGATTCTTCACTTTTCTGATATCTTTTACCAACTTCTTTTTTGATCTGATTTGTCATGACATCTAAAATTGCACTGAAGTTTGCTACTAGTTTACCTTCTTCTATATTTTCTTCGCCAAACATTTTGTCGAACTTCTTAGTGTGCTTTGATGGTTTAGTTTTTGCATTTGCATCTCCAGGTGCTGGTTTGTATGCCGCTGGATTATCATCGTCCATTTTTGCACCCTTTTTAAAATGTGCATCTCTTTTGTCTTTAGTAGTTTTCTTCAGACCTTTATAATACACGTCAGGTTGAGTCCCTTTTTTATCTTTGATATCAGGATCTTGTTTGACTTTGTCTCTTTGCTTTTCGAGAATGTGATATATTATATGCATATTTCTATTTATGACTTTTTCGCCTGTAATTCTGCCTGTTTCCAAGCAATTGCTTTATCATTACCTGGAAAAGCAGTTGACCATGACAACAACTTACCAAATAACTTATCTGTTTTTGATTCTAACGTTTTGAGATCATCATCGTTTCTTATCTCAACGAAGTTTTTACCAAAGATTGATCTATATGATTTGACATTTTTCTGTGCGGCATCCCAATCATTCTTGACTATTTCTGGTGGTAGTTTTCTTGCTCTTTTGGCATTTCTTGCTTGAGCATTTTCTAATGATGCATTGACATATACCATTTTGTACTCATACCCTAATGCATCTAACATTTTTTTATAGTTCTTAATTTTTGTATCTTTTGCTGAAGTTGTATCGAAGATCATACCAAGACGTCCCATGATATAATTTTCCATTGCTTTACCAGTTAATGCTTTTGCTTTTGCTCTGATAGGGTCTCTGACTACTGCATCTATATTTCTGAGATCAAGAGATAATCCTGCTTTCTTCAGACCATTCTCAAATGCTCTATCAGTGTTTACCATTTTGAGTCCAAGTGCTGTTAATCCTAATCTGTTTACAACTGTTGATTTGCCACTTCCTGGACCACCTGCTAAGAATACTGCTTTAAATATACCAGGATCATATACGCCTTCTGTAATTAAATCTTCGATCATGTATAAAGGCAATGTTGCTTCTGCAATACCCATACCTTTACGAACTGCTTTGTATAATTGTTCTTTCTCTTTCTTGTTTCTTGATGGTACACCTGATGCAAATTCTTTAAAATTATCTGTCTCTGCATAGTGTCTCATTTTAGATGCTGACATTCCTGAAACGTCATCGGCATCAGGGTCACGTTCACCTGCAGAAATAATATTGATCTTCTCGAAATCATAGAAACCATGTCGTGCTTTTACGCCATTATATTTTGTTAATAAATTTTCGAACTCTTTAACTCTGTCTGATCCTACGATCATGTTTATGTGAGTATATTCTTTATCATACAATGTATTTGCTATGTCAAAAACTGTTCTAGCATTAGCATCTGGTACGCCAACTTTCTTAGAAAAAAACTTTCTGAGATATTTAATTTTGTCTTTATGTGAGAGTGGATTCTTTTTTGAATCGTTTGAGTGTGATGTAAAAAGTAACTTATCGCCAGGACTCTTTGCCAGTTTACTAACTAGTTTAGCATGTCCAGTTGTTGGTGGATTAAATCTACCAAATGTAAATGTTACTTCTTTCATTCTTCCTCTTCTTCTGGTTCACAAAGATTGTCTTTAAATCCTATATCTAATATGCATTCATCTATCTCTTCTGTTGGGTCGTCTTCTGGACGGACCACATGATCACATAATCGACAATAGACAACCTTCATTACTTGTCCCAGTCTTTTGCTACTGTAAAGTTATTTAGTGAGAATTCCATACGATCTACCAGTTTTACTGCTTTACCATCGTTATCGATTGCTACGTATCCTTCTGGATTTACTACTTTATAACCTGTACTTGTTTTTGTAAATGTACCTATACTTTTCACTCTGTTAAGAGCAGTTATTATAATTTGTTTAGACTCTATCATTTGTGTCTGAAACTCTGTTAATGCTTTGAAGAACTTCTTCAGTCTTCTAATCTCTGCCAATAATTGTTGTTTGATTTCAAATTTGATTGCTTTAGTTTTTTCCATCTTAACTTTTGCTATGATCTTAGTTTCATAATACTTATCTACGTACTTGAGATAATCTTCATATGATGGATCAAACTTACCTGATCTAATCTTTGAGTTTACATATGTTTTATACGAGGCACCTATTGCTGATTTACTGGCAAAAGTATCCATTATTTTTCGCATACGATTTAGATCGTTCTTTGTAATCTTTCTGAATGTCTTTCCTAACTGAGATAGACTGTTTGATAATGCTACTGATTCTTTAGCAGTCATAGTACTGTTACCAGATACATCTTTGTATGATGCATCGTCCATCCATACAGAAGTAGAATGACCAAGTGAACTTGTATCTGCACCAAAACTTGCAGATAAATCTTCGATAGTTGGACCCGTATATGTTGTATGCCATACTATGCCGATATCTGCTGAGTCAATTGCATTTGCTAATGGTGATCCGACTACGGCGGCATACTTGATTGTGTTTGGTTGAAATGTAATATAATCTAAATTACCAATTGTTTCAGTCTTCTTATCACCACTTGTAAACATTAGATCACCCTGTAATATCTTATCACCCCAGGACAATTTAGAGAAATGTTTGAATGCTTCTAAGAATTTTTCTTTTAATGTTGATCCAAGATCTGGAGAGTTTTTGATCTCTGATTCTGAAGTATAGAACAATGGTTGAGTTTTATTGAATAGTGATTTCTTTGCGACAAAGAATCTGCCGTCTTCTGGGTGTTTACCACACCATATTGCTGGTGCTCCGTCCCACTTTACTGTCATGTTGACACGACCTTTAGAATTACCCTTGAGCATATTTCTAAGTTCTAATAAAAAGAATATTGCTGAACGTCCACCATTAATACCATTGTTAATGATTTCGTCTTCTAGATGTTCTAAATGTAAATTTTTTACGCCCATAATAATGGTTTAGTATTAAACTTCAGGTGGTGGATCGCCGACTGGAGCATCAGCATCAGCATTAGTAATACCAAGGGCAATTTGTGCATCGTAATGATCAATTTTTGCTTGAAACCCATCTATAATAAGTTGTAATCTAGCACAATACTCTGCTTCTGTTTCGCCACCATCTAGTTCATGACCGTCATTCTGAAATGCTTGCCAACATTCAAATTTCCAACCTGAATCAACACTAGGATTGTTACTTCTCCAATCAGAATAAAGAGCGGCCATACCACCCGTACCAGTAAAAAGTATTGTATCAGTTGGATTGCTTGGATCATACACTTCGAATGTGTTAGAATTAACACCAGCAACTGCATCGATCTGTCTCTGTGTTACCTTTATTTCTGCTTGTATTTCTGCTTTTAAGTCTGCATATGTGGCCATAGTTTTCTCCGTATAGTACTATTTAGTTTTTCGATAACGGCCTGGAGTGTAGTTCATCATTTAATTGATCTATTTTTAATGATACAACTTCTGCCTTTTTACTATCACCAGAAGACTTGAACTCTTTTAACTTACGTTTGAGTTTCACCTTCTTCTGAATGATATCAATCACCTCTGTACTCTTAAAATTCTTAGTCATAATATTAGTAGTATTTATATCACCTTTTAAGGGTTATAAACTTACGCCTAGATTTCATAAACTGTTTCATAGGACTCTTGAACATAATCTCTTCTTTTGTCCCTGTCTTTATATAACCCGCAAGGTGTCCTGCATCGTTAACGATGTAAGTGTGATTAGGTACTGATACTTTAGAATCAGACCAATCAGTTATTTCTTTTAAATATTTCATCAAAAGTCTCCGTCTGCAACTTGAACTACAGTAAAACCTTTTGCTCTCCACATGTCGACAACTTTGTTTCTGTCGTCAAAGATCAAATCGATCTTACCACCCATCTCTACAAACTTGTCTGCCAAGTCTGATTTGAATTCTGCATCACATCTGAAATCGCCATCAGGTCTCAAGAAAATCCCTTTGTGATCTTCACCAATCCAATCCATAATTTGCTTTTCAGTAATGTCTCTTTCTGACTCGTTTCTTGCTGAGAAGAATGCAACATCATCGCCTTGAGCAATGAATCTTTGTGCAATATCACAAACCCAATCAACTCTTTTGTCGAATTGAGTATGCTCTCTAAAAGACTTCCAATCTTTCTGATCACCAGACACAAAATGTCGTCTGTGTTCTACATCAGCAATAGTGCCGTCTACATCAAATATTATACATTTTTTCATTACTTTACTTCCCATTCATTGAGACTACCAAATGGTGACTCAACTAATTTTACAACTTGACATCTATTGTCAAATCGTTTTTGTTGTTCATCACAGATTGCCTGAGCAACTGCTTTTGCTTCTTCATCACTCTCACACCACAAGTTAAGTGAAAGTTCTACTCTGTATCTATTCTCGTTCATTAGTGAAAATCCCTCCATTCATTGTTAATTCTAATACTATTGATCATCATTTTACCGATTGGATTTATCAATCCGTGTTCTGGTAATTTTGAACACATTAAATCCCAATCATCGCCATCACCCAGTGCGAGTTCACTCAACTCCGCTGGTATACTGAATTCTATTGGAAACTTATCCCAATCTTCACTTGGAACACCCTCTAGAATTCGAAAACCTTTAATTCTTATTTCATCTTTCATACTAGTAGTATAGCAAAAAGTGAGGGTCACTGTCAATGGTTTTGGGAAGATATTTTTGAAAAAAAGGAGGGGTGGGATTCACACAATATCGTGTAATAAAAATGTGGATTTTGTGATACTTATCCCGTGTCCCTCTCCCGAGTCTTGCGACCCTAAACTTTAAAATCTGAGAACTTTTTGTTTCTGTCCATGACAGGTGTATCATCATTCAAATCTACACTGTCTACTAGTTCTTCCTGTGCCTCTTGTTCGACATCATAGAACTTCATTCTCGATCTATCTACACCGATGACAAATCTCTTGAATATTGTCGGATCGTTGTATCTGTTTTTTAACTGTTTTACGACCATCTGATCTAGTTCTTCTAGTTCATCAGATGTGATTAGTGCAAACATTAAATCAGCAGTTGCTGGTAAACCAAAAGACTCTGAAGTATCTTCGAGACCGATATCTGTTGAACCATAACCTGATCTGGTCGTTTGTGTCGCACTAATTATTGGCAAGTCATATTCAACTGCAAGACCACGAAGTTCTTCTGCAATACTCTTGACTAATGTATAAGAGTTTGCACCAGCACCTGGTCTGATACGATAACTTGCACAAATGTTTAGATAGTCTATGAAGACCATATCTGGACGAAAGTCTTTCTTGATATCTAACTCTTGTAATAAATGTCTGAAATGCCCTACGTGTGCAGAGGCAGTCGGGTATTCTTTTACAATTAATTTACCCTTAGTTTTGTTCTTGAGTCTGTTGATCTTTGTATCATATTGTTTCTTAGATAAGTCTGGTAAGTCTTTGATTGGTATGTTCAATACATTTGCATCAATACGTTCTGCAATCTTTTCTTCTGACATTTCCATGGACAAATACAATACATTCTTACCCATCATTAGGGCACTTGATGCCATATGACACATGAACATTGATTTACCAACACCTGTACCTGCTAGACAAATGTTTAGAGTTTTGTTTGGCAAACCACCCTTTGTAATTTTGTTGAAGTATTCTAGATCGAAAGGAATCTTTTCTTCTTCTCTGTTGTAAAACTCAAATCTCTCTTCAGCATCTTCGATTACATCGTGACCGATGTGAGTATCAAAGGACACTGAGAGAGCATCTTTGAGTAAGTCTGGTATTTCACCTGTTGATCTCTGAGACTTTTTATCAATGACATCGATTGAGTTCATCACTGCTATGTAAATTGCTCTATCTTTGCACCATTGTTCGGTCTCGTTGACTACCCACTCGAACGCGGACTCTTCTGCTTGGTTAGACAAATCATCTATCAACTGTTTTGATGTATCAATAACTTTATCTGACGATGAAGTTACCTTATCAAGGTTTATGAGAAGTGCTTCAGTTGTTGGATTCTTTGTGTACTGATCAAAGTACTCTTTAGTTAATGTAAAAATTAACTGTTCAGAAGAGTCGGTGAAATACTCAGACTTGAGAAATGGTATTACCTTTCTTGCGAAAGATTCATTCTGTATCAGATTCTTCAGTATTGTCTGTTCTATTCTCATTCTTATTTCCATATTTAAAGTGTGATTGTACAACTGTTTCTAGTCTTTCCATCACATCTTCAGTAAAGTATTTTTCTGGATTGTTATTAATCGTTTTACCAAATTCTGTTTTACCATTTGGGAGTTTAACTCTCGTTGATGCTTTCTCAAATATACCACTCGCAAGTGCAAGATCAAGTAACCCGTAATGTCTGTCGAGACCTTTATCATATGTCAATCTGACATCTACGATTCTGTTCTCAACTGTAAGTCTTGATTTTGCATTCTTACAATGAATGATATTACCGATAACTTCTGTACCATCTTTCTCTTTCTTCTTTGAAAGATAGACGATTGAAGATGCGGCGTATTTAAGTCCTGACCCACCACCCATTTCTTTCTGTGGGAACATGGATCCGATTACATCATACGTATGATTCGTAACAATCATAGGTACTTTAGCACGACCGAGTTTCAGTGTCAATACCCTAAATGCACCTTTTACAATTTGTGCTCTAGTCATATCTCTTGTTTCTTTACCAGCGGCAGTGTCTTCGATCTCTTTGGTAGTTGATAACATACCAAGTGAATCTAAACAAAACATCATTTGTGGTCTTTCTGACTCGTCCGTTTCTAAGTATCTATCAAGAATAGATATTGCCTGCATTCTGAATTCTTGAACTGTTACTACAGGCACAATAACAATTCTGTTTGAATCGATTCCTCTTTCTTCAATCATTTCTTTTGTGATTGCAGATTCAGATTCGAAATAGATTACTGCTGAATCAGGATTATCAGCAAGAAACTGTTTGACCATTCCTAATGCAAAGAATGTTTTACCAGTTGCTGATTCACCTGCGATTGCAGTAATTTTGTTTTTTGGAAGTCCACCGTATAGTGAACCTGATAATAAGGCGTTAAAGATATATGATCCACTATCAATAAAGGAATCAACATCTCCAGCGGCCACGCCATCTGCAACGATGTTAGCATATTCGTTGCCAGATGCTTTAACTAATTCGTCAATAAATTTCATATGCACCTCTCATAATATAGTATTCAGTATAACACTGAATTAGTTATTCGTCTAGTGATTTTTTTATATCTAATAAAGAATCACATTTGGTATGTTCTTTCATCATCTCTGTTAAGATTTTTAGACTAGTTTCAATATGAACTATGTAACCAAAGATTATTATTATAGCAGTCAAGTAGAAGATATCTAAAACTGATATCATCATACCTGTAACTCTCCTTGAAGTTCTACAGTACCATTTGCAATTAGAACTTCTCTATTTGCTAGGTGTTGTTGTTCAACTAAGTCTTTATTCTCACCAGTATATGGAACTGCATGATGATCATCAATCATTCTTTGATTGACACTAAACTCATCATCTCCATTGTGAGAAAATATTTCACCAAGAATACGTCCAAACTTTCCCTTAT